AAGGGGCGGAGTGATCCTCGTGAGACCACCCCGCGTATGGCCGTTAGGCCCAGGCTTCCCAGACAACCAAGTCGTCGTCTGTGTAGTTACCTGTGCTGACGTCCAGGTCAACAGTGCCGTCGGTATTGACGGTGATGGCACTGTCGGTCTCGAGAGTACGAGTGCCGTCGGCCGCTGTTTCCATGAACTGTGCAGCTGAGAAACCGTACCACCACTCTTGCGTGACGCGGTCTGTTACGTTTACCACCTTGAAATACTTCGGTACGAAGCCAAGGGTGAGGGTGTAATCAGCAGCCGTGTGAGTTCCAGAGAAGGAACCCGAGGCCTTGTGAACCACACCAGTTGAATACTCCTGCGTTGCTGTTTGAGCCATTTGAAAATCTCCTATTCAAAAAGGGCTCAGGTCGGGGGACTTAAAGTGTCCCCGTCCCTGAAGTACTATTAGTCGGTCGCTGCAACTTCCGCCCGCGCCATGAACAAGTCGTTCAGGATAACGGTGGTTTGCATTGTCTTCCAACCAGCCGTGCCACGCTGACCCAACGGGTCGCCTGCGACAGGCTTCGGATTGACGACCATGATGCTCAGGCTGTCCTTGCCTTTCAGCGGGACAATACCGTAGGCGTCACGGGCCAGGTAGATGACCGGGTAGACATCGGCCACTGAGCCGGTTGTCGAGATCATTGTGCTGGTCGCGGCACCACCATCAGCCCAGGCTGTGAAGATTGTGCTACGGATGTAGCGCACGTCTTCAACAGAACCAATTTCGTTCTGCCAGGGTGTTGTTTGGCCGTACTGTTTGGTCGGGATGAATCCGTCCATGCCGCGGATATCGTTCTCAACATCCGTGTGGACGAGACCGATGAAGGCTGCCTCGATTGGCTCAGTGCGGTACGCCGGTGTGCTGGCCACGATGTTCGTGAACTGCATGGCGTTTTGACGCTTGAGGGATCGTGTGCACTTGCGCTGGAGGTCCAGTGTAAGGACGGTGTTGACGTCCGTACGGGCGGAGCCGTTAGCGTAGAACACGTTTGTGCCGGCCTTCAGCACGTTGTAGCGAAGGGTTTCCACTGTCTGACCCGACTGTTCGCCGAGCAATTCCGAGACCTGCTGGAGGTACGGATCTTCGTGGGTATCTTCGATCACGTCTGAGTGAGTGACGTAGTCGCCGTACTGCTGGAGTGTGGCGGTAACGTCGGTGACGGTCACTGTCTTACCGACAGGTGTGACACCTTCAACCAGTGGATCTGTGGCCAGGCTCAGCGCGTTGTAGCGGCGGAACTTGGCAACCTTCGTGGACTTCGTGGGCATTACGTATGTCTGGCCGAACTTCTCCAGAATCAAGTACGGGATGCCACGAGTGAGCATCTTCACGACCGCGTGAGCGGCTGTGCGGGGGGTGATGTCACCATAAACTTGGACAGTCATGTTGTTCTCCTATTGTTGAAATATTAGCTCACAACCAGGAAGCTGACAACGAGTGTTCCGTTGAGCGCCTGTGCCGTGGCATGTTTGTTGATAACTGTGATCACTACTGAACCTGCGCCGGGTGTGACTCGGCCGACTAGCGGCGTGCCCTGGGAGTTGGTTCCATTCGCAATCGATACGAATACCTTGTCAGTCGCCGCGATGGACGAGTTGGTAAGGGTCAGCGTATATGTTGCGTCTTGGGCAGTAGTGAGTGCAGCCGTTGTGACTTTTCCCGAGGGAGCGTTCAGCGTCGCAGCACCACCAACGGCGGTAGCTGTGGAGCTGTTTACTGTCAGCGGGTTGAATGTGGAATCCGCCTCGACAGCTGTTACCAGCTGGCGAAGGATGCCCTTCACGCCTTCAGTGATACTGCCTCGACCAATGAACTTGGTGTCGATAGCCATACTCTGTTTCTCCTATGTTTAAACGCCGGCCTTATTTCAGATTGGCTACTGCTTCGTTGAACGCAGAGTCGAAATCGTTGACATCAACTCCCTGCTGTTGCGGTGTTGTCCGCTTGGACCCTACCGATTCCAGCGCGTCCAGCTTCTTCTGATCTACGACTGGCTTACCTTTTGTGGTCGATGGCTCAGCACCCGGCTTTGGGGAACTCATACCATTCGTGTCCTTGTAACGCTGAATGAGGTCAATGACTTCATCAGCATTCCCTGAAGTATACACTGTTTTCATAGCCTTAGCAAGGTACGGCGGTTGAGACTCGATCCACGGTCCAAGTTTGGCCTTGACAGCGTCGAAGTCCTGGTGGGCTTCTTTGATTCTGTTGAAGTGTGCCTGCTCGGCTGTGGCGCCCGCAGTCTCGGCTACAGGAGCCAGCTCGCTGTAGATTCGCTCGGTCACCGACTGGAGTGCCTTCACATACTTGGCCTCACTCTCCTTACGCTGGAGGTCCAGCAAGACCTTGATCGCCGGATAGTGGTCAGGCCACTCTTCTTGGAACTTATCAAGCAGGGCCTGCTCTTCCTCGCTGGGCTTGCCAGGCTCACCTAACTTCGCGGCTGCTTCTTCCTGCTCCTTACGCTCGGCTTCCGCAGCGGCCTGCTCTTCCTCGGCTGCTTTCTTCTCGGCTTCCTCACGGGCACGGTTCTCCGCGGCCCACTGCTCGGACTGCTCGCGCTTGGCTTTCTCTTCCCCGGTCTCTTCCCCGGTCTCTTCCCCGGTCTCTTCCGGAGTTTCCTCCGTGGTTTCCTCCGTGGTTTCCTCCGTGGTTTCCTCTGGTTCCGGATCTTGCTCCGGCTCAGGTTCCTTTTCCTCCGGTGTCTCTTCCGTTACCGCTTCCGGTTCCTTGTCCTGATCCGGCTCAGCCGGCGAGTTAAGCAAAGCCTCGAATGCACTATCGAAATCGTCCTCTGTTTCTGCTACAGTTTGCTCTTCAGCCATATCATCCCCCGTTAGTTGTCAGTGATTCCTGCGCGGCGGGTCAGAATTATTCGCTTGATCTTCTCCGCCATGTTGTATTTCTCTTGGGCCCGTTGGTACAGACCTAGATCGGTTGCGGAGCTAAACTCTTGAATCGCCTTCTTTTTCCAGATGTCCATCAGCTCTACCAGGCACCCGGCGACCGGATGTCCGTTATGCTGATATAGTGCGTCTTCGAGTTCAGCTTCCCGTTGTTTCTGTATCTGGTTCTGCCGCATTAAGCGCCCCCTGTAAACCCTTCAGAATTACTTCCAGAACGTCGGTCGAGACCGATGCGTCCGCCTTGTGTGCCAGTGCCATGTCCTTGAATGCGCCGGTGATAATCTTCCGCGTCTCAGCTTCCAGGCGTTCCTTCTGCATCCCCTGCTGTTCAGCAATCGTTGCGGCCTGTTCCTGCTGGCGACGGGCAACTTCCTCATCCTTGGCGAGGACGTCCTTCGGTACATCGTTGGCCTCCATCCGCTCGATAAGCATTGACTTGGTATCGATGTAGACCTTTTCCTCTTCCGTTAATGTGGCACGGAATTGGTTCAGGGCCGCGGCCCGGACCTCTTTCGCGATCAGGGACGTTGAACCCAGTGCCGAAATATTGAAGTCACCTTTGATATTTTCGTTGGTGTTGAACTCCATATTCCAGTTGTACAGCGATCCGATCACGGACTCCGTGAACCGGTCGAAGTTACGCACGGTATCCCGGATGGGTAGTGACGCCGCACCCAGCAACATGCTGGCCCCGCGCTGGGTACGCAGTGCCTCGGATCCACCCTGTGTCACGTCACCAGTGGCTGGCGGTGGCAAGGCAGTCTCCATATCAGCGAAGCTCATGAACATCTGCACGACTGAGGAAAGCTCGCCGATGTGTGCGCTGATCGGGATCTCCCGGATGGCCGGCTTGTTGGAACCCTGGTTGCCTTCCGTGAAGAACATCTTGTAGGCGTGGATGCCCATGTCCTGACCCGGGACCAGGCGGTCGTTGTCGACCTCCAGCATCGGGCCGGTGACCACCGACGAGTTGTCCAGTACCATACGTGCGGCTTCGCAGATGCCAAGCTGTGAGTCACGCATCACCTGCGGGAGACCATTCCCCAGCAGACTGATATCGTCCTCCTCGTAGATGAACGTGTGGTACATGGTCTCGTTCGTCTCGATTGGCGCGAGCACGGCCTTGATCACCACATTGTCAATCGTCCACACGTTCGCGTGCAGGACCTGGTCCATCTTGTCGGCCGGTACATTTACGCCGGCGGCCTTGAGGTCAGCCGCGTCGACCATACCCCACCACTCGATGAGGACATACTTCCGGCCGTCGAGGTTAGATACGTTGGTCTTGTCCCCGGTCGAGCGAAGCTCCTGCTCCCAGTGCTCTTCCTTGAAGTTACCCGACGGGTGGTTGTTCAGCCAGGTCTTGAGCTGGTCCTTCATGAAGTCCGGTCGGTCCATCAGCTTGCGGACCTGCGCACGGTTCATGATGTGGCGCTCGAAGTCCCCGTCCTTCTGGTCCAGAGTCTTGGCGGACAGGTCGGGGTAGTGGTTCCAGATCGGCGTGTTCTCGTAGTACGGCACGCGTTTCTTTATCTCGTGGGCCTCATACGCTCCCTCGGCGTTCTTCCGCCAGGTCCTCGCGCTGACCGTACGTACCAGTGGTCCCTTGAGCACGCCGGCTGAGTACAGCACACCGGAGAACACGACACGACGCACAAGCTGCACGTAGTCAATGTCGGCGAGCTGGTCGTCCATCTCTGTCTCCATCCGGTCCGCTCGCTCTTCCGCCAGCTCCATGATACCCTTCTCGATCTGGGCGTCGGTGAGTTCTCCGTTCTCGGCCTGGGCCTGGAGTGTAGCCAGGACCTGCTGCACGTCTTCGGTTGCGAGATCAGGAACCGGGCCAGGCTGGATCTTCCAGTTCTTCGCCGTGTTCGGGAAGAGCATCTCCATGAGACGCGCTACTGTGTTGATCACCTTGGTCCGTGTGACCTTCGGGTATGCCTTTGACTGGTCGTCTGTCATGCGCGACTTCAGCTCAGGGTCGATAATACCCCGGAACTGGCGCATGTTCTTGAGCCACTGGTTCTCCAGTGCTCGTCTGTCTTTCTTGTAATCCTCGAACTTCGAGAGCATCTGCTGACCGAAGTTGGTCAACTTAGCTTGATCAATCTTGGGAATCACTTCGATTTCCATGCTATCTCCTAGTGTATGCGCGTCGTGAGGACTGTTGCAGGTTTAGCAAGCGGCTACGCTCCTTCTCTGCATCCTCGCTGTTGAATCCCTTTTCGAAGTACATATCCCCATAATGGTTGGCCTCACAAATGTGGGACGACATGTTCTTCTCGGGGCTGGCCGATTGAATGCCCAGCTTGGTAACCTTATAATGATACCCTCCATTGAGCCCCCTGACAAGATTTTGGCAGCCAGGATCAATGAGATACGCCGGGCCCTTCTCTGTCAGGGTGGTCAGGAATAGGTCCGTAGCCCCCGTCCTACGGATGAAGTTGTTCGAATACGCTGGCTTATACCCCCGGAATCCCTCCTCCCGGAATATATCCTTACACGTCTTCTCGTCCGTCTGGGAGCCAGAACTTCCGGCTGGATCGCCCGTCAGGATCATACGGAACCCCGCGTACTTCGAATTCAGCAGCGGCTTGAGCTTGGTACGTATGCACCGCTGGAGGCCCATCCGCTCTGTGGTGATCTCGTCGAGCGTGAGCACCCGGCCCCAGGAATCCTGCTGCTTGATGGTGATCGCCGGCGTCAGACCATAGTCAGCCGAGATCACAATGGGCAGGTGCTTGTTCGGAATCAGGGGACCCTTCGCCACGTGGACCGAGCGGTCGAACACCGGGTGCACCGGCTTGCCACTCTTCGACGTGCCGTACTCCCCGTGCACGTACATCTTGACGAACTCTTTGTCCTTACCCTGCGCGAGGTTCTCGTAGTACCCCGGCACCAGGTTTTTCCTGTTCTCCGCCTGGTCCGACAGACCGGACGGCTGCTTCCATGCGGACCACCCGCTACCGTTCTTCGCTACCTCCCCCGTCTCTACGTCCAGCCCTTCCATCAGCCGGTACCAGTACGAGTCCTCCTCCGGCGGGTTGGTATCCGCCCAGATCCCCAGCCACGACGGCCAGCCATCGCGCTTGCTCGGGTATCGCCCGATACGACCGTCGAGCGCGTCGACGATCTCCTGTGGAATCTCCCGACACTCGTTCAGCCAGGCGCCGGTCAATTCGAGCGAGAGCAGATTCTTAATGTCCGCCGCGTCGTCGAGCGCCCGGAACATCACCTCGCAGTCGAGCCCATCCGCCTTTATGTAGTATGTCTTCCCGGTCTCTTTGTAATACCCAATCGACCCGTTCGGAAACCAGTCGAACCACGTCTTCATGGTGGTATCACGCAGCTGTGGAACTGTGTTACGCACAACCGCGAACCGTGTCTTCCTCACCCCCTGGTCCGAGACCGCCTGCATCAACCCGCGCCGCGGAACCTCGAACACGCACGCCGTCGACTTACCAGATCCGAACGGACCCATGATCACCCGCCGGCGTTCATCCGACTGCATGAACTCCGAGGCGACGGGTGAGGATGTCAGGTCAAGCTGGCCAAGGGCGTCCATTTATCAGGCGACCTCGAATTGCCAGAGCTTGTGCTCCGCGTACTCGAACGTGTAGGCAGGTAGCAGGCTATGCCGTTCGCCCTCTTTATACAGGATGAAATCCGGCTCTTTCTGCTGGTCCATGGCCGCCATCGTGCACGCGTCGTAGAACGCCCGCATCTTTTTGCAGCAGACTGGGCTGCCCCATCCATCAGAACCGAGCTTGCCCAGCATTATCCCTACAAGGCTGACCTGGTCTACCAAGAACATTCTATCAATCGCCATTTTCAATAGCCTCCCTCTCTGGCTGTCCAATTACCATGGTTGACGGCGGCTGATCACCCGCGAAGGTTATAGCGAGTGTCAGCGCCGCTCCTCCCGACCCCCCGGCCGAGTCCTTTTTCGGACCAAGCTCTGCAACATTTGCAGTCCACTTGATCATGTCCGCCCTGACAGCCGGTGGCATGTCCGGGTCGGTTGCAATCTGGTAGCTGTGCGTCAACAGGTCTTCGGCCTGGATCTTCGCCTTCAGCTTGAATGTGATCCCGCTCTCCTGTACCTGAGTCTTAAATTCTTTTATGGCCCGGATGAACGGCTCGTTGCCCAACAGCTCCACAGCCTCGTCGGCGCTTATGTTGTACCGGGAAAAGATTTCATCCGCCGAGTCTACACCGAGCGCCAGCTCGTAGGCAACGCGTGGGTCAAAGCCTACCGAGCCAGGGTCCTTAACCTTGTAGCCGCGGGGCAGGCGCTGCAGCTGA